CCACCTGGCTTCAATAGTTTTAATGCAAGTTCCCAAGTTTCTGGTCTAAATGCAATATCTCCACCATCCCACTCTTTACCCATAAAACCTTTTGATGCTCTTGCATATGCACCATCTGTTCCAAACTGTGCTGGTGCAGAATCTTCTTTACCAAATCGTTTTACAATAGATGTCAAATGATATGGTGGGTCAGTAACAACTGAATCCACTTGTACTCCATCATCAATTAGTTTCTGCATTTCTTCAATGCAATCTCCGTTAAGTAGCAACATGACTAAAATTCCTTATCTTCTCAAACTTGATGGTTTCTCTAAACTTGTCAGCAAGAGCATCTTGTTTATGACTTATTACAAATACATTTTCTCCACTCAATGTATTCAATATCTTTAGGAACTCATCAGTTCCAGTACCATCTAATGAACTATCAAATATTTCATCTAACATAAGTAGATTTGTATTTGTAGAGTTTTTCATTTTAGCGATGGCTCTCCATGTAAAGAGTAATGCAAGGTCTATTCGCATTTTCTCTCCCTCACTAAATGATGCATAAGAAAACTCATCACGATATCGTGACTTGATTGTTTCCTCAAAGTTTTCATCAAGAGTGAAGTTCACATAAAATTCCATAGAAGTTAGATACTTGTTTATCAACTTATTCATAATGGGTAGATATTGTTTAATAATCTTAGTTTTGATTCCAGTATCCATCAACATACTTCTTGCAGCTTCATAGTATATCTTATCTTCTTTTAATTTAGTTTTTTGTTTAGATACATTTTCTAATTGTTCTTTCAAATCTTTTAGTTTATCAGTATCATTTTCTTCTTTACTATCTGTTTTATATCCATTGATTTCAGTTTGTAGTTTTACATTAAACTTTTCTAGTTCTAAAATAGATGTATTAGTTTGGGCAATCAAAACTTCGTTATCTCTTATCTGTTTTGCAATTGCTTTGAATCCTATTAACTTAACATCTACTTTAGACATTTCATCTGTAAGTTTCAGTAAACCCTCGTCAAGTAGTTTTACTGATGTTTGATTTTGTTTTATTTTTTTCTCTTTAAAATTAAAACTAATAAGTTGTTCACAAGTAGGACACTCATCATTTTCTTCATAAAAAGTAATCATTTTACTTTCACGACTATGTTTGTCTTTTAATTTAAAATGAACATCTTTGAGTTTATCTCTTTTAGTAACGACTTTATTCTCACCAGCCATATTTTTTAGTAAATCATCATTTTCATATTGTAATAAGTCTTCTTTCACTTTTCTTTTTTCTAACTCTATTTTATTTTCTTTAATTTGTTTTTCTTTTTGTTCAATAATTTTATCTTTGTTTTCTTTCATACCTTTGATATGAGTTTCTTGCATACTAATTTTCGATTCCACCAAATCATATTGATGTTCAATATCACGAATATCTTCTAGCACAGTTTTTAACCTCTGTTTTAAAATAAGATTCATGGTAGAAAAGATTTTTATATCTAGTATTTCTTCTACAACTTCTCGTCTATGTCTTGCTTTAAGTTGCATGAATGGAGCCCATGATGCACTACCAAGTATGACAACTTGTGTAAAAGAACTATAATTTAGTTTTAGTATTTGTTGTTCTAGTATCTTTTGATAATCACGAACATTGGCTTCAAGGTTCATCATTTTACCATTCTGATAAATCTCAAACTTATTAGGTTTAATACCACGAATTACTTTGTATTCTACTGTACCAATAGAGAACTCAATCTCTACCATAGTTGCAGCATTATTAATAGAGTTTACTAATTGACTCTTACTAATAGTACGAAATGGTTTACCAAACAAACCAAAACAAAGTGCATCTAATACAGTAGATTTACCAGCACCATTCTCACCAATAATAAGAGTAGTAGGGTTTTTATCTAGTTGTATTTCTGTAGGTTGATTTCCAGTTGAAAGAAAGTTCTTCCATCTCACATACTTAAAATTAATCATATTTCTAAATCTTGGGCCTCTGTGTATAGTTCTCGTTGTGTATTCTTTAATCTACTTTTATCTAGGGTAACATCTAGTTCATCTATGTACATATTTAAAAGAGTTAAAGTATCTTGTGTGTTCTCTACAATATCATCTGATACTGTATTTGCATCTAAGTCAGAAAAGTCCTCTATGATTTTTACTTCGTGTGAATCTGCTTTAAGTAATCTATCAATGAATTGGTCAAACTGATACAAGTCTTTTTTATTTACCACAATAACCTTAACATAGTTATCTCTGTATTGTTCTAGGTCATGTGACTTATAATCGTTTTGAGTGTCATCATAGTATATCTTCTTGTGAATAGTTCTAGGATTGATTATTCTATCCAGGCTCCTACTCTCTGTGTCGAGTATGTGAAATCCTTTTCTATCATCACAATCATTCCAATAAAACTCATATGGACTGCCCAAATAATAGATGTGACCATCATCTGATTTGTGATGGAAATGCCCACTAAAAACTGTGTCAAATTTTGTAAAAATAGATTTATCAATTCCATGTTCGTTCTTCATACCTTTCATCATTTCAAAACCAGCAATCTCTAAATGACCCATACAAATCTCTGCTTTAGAGTCTTGTATTGCAGTCATTGTAGATGCATAATTAGATGCATTAATCCAAGGCAGAAACAAAACATTTAAATCATCAAATGTAACTTCTGCAGCCTCTGGATAGATTTTGATGTTTGAATATCTGTCACCAAGTAATTCAGTAACAGCATTTACATCATTTGTATTTTTGAAATAGGTATCGTGATTACCAACCATAACATAAAGTTCAACTCCTAGTTCGGCAAACCTTTGTATAAATCTTTCACGAAAATCTTTTGCAATTCTATAGGATAAGAATTTACGTCTATCCATAATATCTCCCATATGAATACAATGTTTGATATTATTTTCTTTTAGATATGGGAAGAATTGTTCTTCGTAAAATTTGAAGAAGTATTCGTTAAAGTTCATGTTATCGTTTCTGGCACCAAAGTGTGTGTCAGTAATTATCGCAATTTTCAATCGTCAGTTTCCATAAAATTTTCTAGACCCTTTGGGTTATCTTTTGTGTCTTTTTTCTTTGGTTTGTATACAGCCTCATCTGGCACCATAATAGTAGGATCAAATCCACCAACATTATAGTTTGTACTATCGCCTTCCATTGTTATATAAGGAACATAATCTTGTTTCTCAATCATTCTATGTTTAACATGAGTTTGTTTCTTTTCCTTTTGTATTCTACGAATAAAAGCATAGTATATTATTTGTGTAAAATATGAAAATGGATTCTTGGATTTCTCTGGATTAAAATTTTTAATATATTGTAAACAGTTTTCAATACCATCTGAAATCATTTCTTGTCTGTATGTATAGTTAATGAAGTTCGGTCTATATGAAAGTCCATTCGCAATCTTCAGAAAACATGAGCCGATATAGTTTGTAATCTGGGGAGTTTCTTCTCCAGCTTCTTCTGCATCTTTACACTTTTCTTTCCAATCAATCATGGCTTGATGAAACTTCTTGTTGTCCACATAGTGGGCGCCTTTTGCTTTTGCCATTAGTAATTCCTTTTCAATCTATGTACCTATTATAATATGATTTGATGATTTTGTCAAGGTTTAATTTATTTTAAGTTTGGGGGTTTTCTATTAAATGCTCTAAATTCAGAAATATCTGCATGATTAAACCAACCAGTAGCAATATATTTTTCATGTTGTGATATAATACCTCTGTGTGTATGTGTAAAATCAGTAGGCCATATTAGTGAATAACCTTTCTTTGCATTTATTTTAAAGTCTGGATAATATGCAAATTCTGTTCCACCACCATCTGGAACATCATTAAGATATGTCATAAAAACTAAATTTCTTTGATACGTTTGATGTTCACTTCTTTCACAATGCCACTTTTTATAACCGCCACTTGGTGGATAATATTGAATATTGAATGGTTGAGATATTACTGTCAATTGTCTAAAGTGTTCATATTTATTTTGATATGTATTTAATCCTTGATACATATAGGAGAGATAATTTTGTATTACTGGATGACTGCTTCTTTCATAACAAGTGCAATCTATACTTTCTTTCGTGTTTATCGACCAACCATATTGTGAATCGTGTTTATCATATTCGTTATTTTTGTGATAATCTATAAGTTGATTACATATATCATCTGGTATTTGAAATGTTAATATAAAATTTTCCATAATAAATCCTTTTTCACTTGACTTTATCTGAAAATCGTGTATAATCACTATTGTGACTCATCAGATTAATGTATTGTTTTCTTCTTACTAAATCTTTCTAGTATAGCTTCTAAATCTTCAGAAGATACTAAGTTTTCTTCTAAATCCATTTCTTCTTCTTCAATTTCTTTTAAATCTCTTATTGAAGGCTTTGTATGTTTTACAACTTCTTTTATATTCTGTAAAACATAATCATAATATTTACATAAACCAACACTCGCAGGCGTCATTACAACTATTGAATTTTTTTCGATATTAAAATATTCTTCGTCTGAATATGGTTGAACCCATCTACATAATTGTAAAGATTCAACAATACCTTTTTTTGTTGTTCGGGCAACAGATTCCATTTTTAGTGGAGAGCTTATCTTTAGTTTGCTTGATTCAGATGTATCTCTACTCTTGTGAACATAACAAACTATGTCCTCACCATTTGATAATTTTACAACGTATTGACTCATAAGTTTATCCTATTAATATCATAATTAAATTGTTCTTCCTTGTATATATTTAGTCGTTGTGTAAAGTGTCTATATGTAAAGTTGGGTCTAGATTTATAGGTAATGTTATCTGACACATCAAAGAGCTTAACTCTGGACTTATCATCACTTTGTCGTAATCCTCTACCGATAGATTGAAGCACTCGTATTCTACTTTTTGATGGAGATGCGAACACGATATTATTGATAGCCCTAATGTTAATACCAGTAGAAAACGTACCATATGATGCAACAATAATTGCATTTGTTTCTTTCTCTGTGATTGCACGAATTTTTTCTCTCGTTTCTGTCGTTGTTCCACCATACACAAAAAATACTTTTCTGTCAAGTGTTTTTATTTCATTATACAATAAAACTCCATGTTTTTCAACTAACTGAAAAAGTAATAGCGTGTTACCTTTTATGTTTTTACATAGATTTTCAATAAACTTATTTCTTTTTGGGTGGGAAACCAGATAGTTTATTTCTTCTGCATATGTATAGTATCTAACTCTTTTGGCTTCTTCTTCTGTATGTTTCAATACAATACAATCAATATCTAACTGTGCAAGAGTTCCCCTGTCGATTAGTTCCTTCGTAGAAATAATCTTCTTAACTTGACCGAATAAGCCCTCAAGTACTAGTCTATGTGTTTGAGTACCATCTAAAGTACCAGTTAAACCGAACCTGTATTTTACCTCTCCTGACTTCGCCATTATATCTGTAAGTGATTTTGCCTTGAATAGATGAGCTTCATCTCCTATGATACAACCATATTGTGCAAAGTAAGGTCTGTGTAATTTGTAAATAGATTGCCATGTTGATATGACTACAGGTTTTTTAGAACCTTTGTCCATACCAGCATATACTCTGTGAATGTGTTTGTCCTCCCACCCATAATCAATAAAATCAGAATACATCTGTTCAACTAGTGATGTAGTGGGTACAAGTATAAGTGTCTTGAGTTTCATTAGGTTGTAATACCTAACAAGTGTGTAGATTATGAGTGATTTGCCTGAAGCAGTAGGAGACAAAAGAAGACAACGATTTGACTGTATAGCGTGCCAAATTGCATCAATTTGATAATCACGAAATTGTATAGGTTTGCCTCTGCTCTTGGGTCGTAATGACTCGGCAAATTCTCTGACGCTCTCACGAAAAACATTCCTGACATTTTCTACTCCTTCTTCCATTATATATTCTATTGACTTTTTTGAACAATACTCTTTTATATAGGGTAATAGTCCAACGTATATTCTACCATTATGTGGGGAAAACAGTCTTATCTTTCCATCCCACATACGATTACGAAACTGGGGCATGAACTTAGCGCCTGGTACTTCAAAAGTAAAGTAATCAGACAGTTCTCTAGAAACGTCTTCGTCTACTTCTAGTTCTAAGTAAACCTCATTTATCTTTGATATTTTCATTATCTAATAGCAGGGCCTAACAACCAACCAACAATACTTTTTCTTACACCAGACTTTACTGGTCTTACTCTATGCCACATATCAGAATTGAATATTACACAGTTTTCATTACTACGTTTCCACTCTGATATATATCTAGGTTTTGCATCTGGGCCGTGTACTTCTAAATCAAACTCACCACCCTCAAAGTTACTATTTAAGAATATAGAAAATGATATCTTTCTTATTCTACCATCTTCATAAGGTTTATTATTTAAGTCTTGATGCCAACCATATTCTTGACTTGTATCGTATTCAGAATATTGTAAGGGTTCTATATTATCCAGATACAGATTTGAAAAGTCTTCTGTTTTATTTTTTATCACAGAGAAAACTCTTTGACAAATGGTTTTATCTTTTATCCATGATACACTAGAATTTCTTTTTGTCAACCCACTTGCATCATTTATATTACCTTTTGTCAAGATGTCTTCTTTACTTCTCAACATATCTTGTATCAAGTCATTTGGAAAATTTATTACTGAATAGTTCATGTTTTGTAAAAATCTAATCGTTCAGCATTTGCATCACTTCTAATTGTTTTAAAAACTATGCAAGTTCTCAATCTGTAACATTGTCTTGAAACTGGCATTGCTTGATGTGGTAAATGTGCATCAAAAACAAATAAACGATTACCAATATAGTTTACATATTTTTCTATTTCAGTTTTTTGTTCATTCCAAATAACAGTTCCACCCAACCATTCTGGCTCCCAATCAAGTATGGGATAATATATCATTGTAAAGTCGCCATCGTCATGGTGTAAATGTGGTTCTATTCCATGAGTATGTGCATTACAATATACTCTTTTAAATCGTGTTACTTTATATCTACTTTCAAAATCATATTTGTTTTTAGCAATATCCCATATATGATTAATAAAACTATAAGGTTCTTTTATCACATCATTTCCACAAAATGTGTGCCAATGTTTATTAATTCCTTTTTTATTAGAATTATAATCATATTTCCATGTCATATTTTTCATTTCCATATCAATTAATGATGCTGTATCATTGTCTAATACGTTATCGTATATATCATATTTCATTAGTATGTCACTCCTGCTTCAAAT